GATTTCATGATTAAAAAACAAAGGATTTGTTGAGGTTGATTTTATTTACAAAAACAACAGCAAGGAAATTGATAAAAGAATAATAACAACTATAGGGTATAGGCAAAAACAACTAGAGGGGTATAGGCAAAAACAACTAAAGGGTATAGGTGAAAATAACTATACCCCTATAGGCAAAAACAACGAGGATAATAATACAGTATTTAATAATACAATTATTAATTCACACACAAAAAACCCAAAAAACATGTGTGTGGAAATCCAAAAAAATCTAGGTGAGAAAATATCAGAAAAGAAAGTTCAGGAACTAATTGACATGAAAGGAGTTGAAACAATCCAGAAATACCTTAGCAAGTGGGACAAGTTCAGGAGCCACACGAAAAGCACACAGGCAAGCCATTTTATTTATGCAGTAGAAAACGAATTGCAGGAACCTCAAACACAACAAAACAAAGTACATATGACAAGCAACGGAAGAACGCCAAATTATGCAAATTTTGACCAAAGGGAATGGACAGAAGAAGAATTAGAAAAATACTATGTTACAGTCGAAAGCGAATAGCATCCTCTACCCTATCGTAAGTTTCGGATGCTATCACCCAGACAGCAACGACGACAGAACGCCGATAACCGTTACACGCATTATAGCACAAACGGTTATATAAAAACAATATAAAAATAATCGGAGGTGTTAAGATGTTTAATTTATTCATGTTCGGATTTTTTGCGGTACTCTCCTACTCTATTTCATCACTTGCCTCAATAACTTTTGTTGACGGCTTGCATATTACACAGCTAGAAAGGATTCAGCTAACGGCAACATGTATACTTTATATGGCAGGAGCATGGTTCACGCTAAAAGAGGCTTTCAAAGTCAAAAATATTGAGTTCGCTAAAGACAAACCAAAAATAAGCTACATCCATACCGGGACAAAACGCTTTTGTTACATAGCACTATACTTTATTTGTACCTTTTTCAGTATATTCACGACTGCAAATATGGCATTTGAAGCCATTAACAGGGATAGCAGTTACAAGCTACAGCAATCCGATAATTATAAATTCGACAAGGCGACAAAAGAGTTGTCAATCTCTAGTGTGCAGGCTAACAATACAGCCATCACCTCCCTGCTAAAAGAAAAGGAACAGGCAGTACAAACACAACTTAAACAGGCGGACGGATGGAAGTCTTGGAGAGTATCTGAGAGACAAAAAGAGATTAACAGAGCAAATGAGATTGCATCCTCTTATGATTCAAAAATTGCGAATCTCAGAAAGTCAAATGAGAGTATACAAACAAAGTTGACCGCTCCCCTACCATCAACAGTTCAGGCAACATCAACAAGTTCGGGCAGTTCGCTTATTGATATTTTTGGCATAAGTCAAAAAACTATGATGATAATTGTTGCTATTGCCGTATTAATACTTTCGATTGGTGTTGACTTGTTAGGTGCGTTTTTTACGGTGCAATATTCATTTCAGGCGTATATGTCAAAAAATAAAAACAAGTCCCCTACTCCACCACCAACAGACAAAAAACCTATTCCTCAGTCAACCGATAGTCAAGTAAAAAATTCTGGCAAATTCACGATAAAAAAAGGTTCACTTTCTACCGCCCCAAGCATGAAAAAAAGTAATGTTTTAGATTTTCCAAAAAACACGAACGCTACTGCCTGCAAATTACACAAGGTTTCAAATCAGGCAGAAATCAGGCAAGAATCAGGCAGATATAAAGCAAAAAAACAGGCAGGAATCGGGCAAGAATTAAGCAATCCAATTTTAAAAAAATACATAAATGTAATGTACGAGACAGCAGAAAACAATATATGTATTGGATATAAAAAACTAGCTGAAAAAGTGAAAATTAAAAAAGGAGATCAGGAAGTAAGTCTAACAAGTCATCAAGCAACAAACATTATAGGTCATTTGAAACATTTAGGTATAATAGAGGTTGATGGAAACACAAAAATACTAGTAAGCAAAGAAGAAGCATTGCAACGAATAAAGAAAGGTGCATAGATGATTAACGAAACCTACAAATGTAAAAAATGCTTAGGCTGTCAGGCAATGGAAGGGGAGAACTGGCAGCCGATAGCGAACTGTGAAAACTTTGTCAGCGGAGAAGGGGAGAAAAAGAAACTCCCTGAGTGCGTTCAGGTGAGTATTGATACATACTTGAAGAGTGATGATAAGTTCAGGCGATAAGTTCAGAGTTGCGATAAGTTCAGACAACAAAAAAGACCACCCTAATCGGTGGCTTTTTCTTTTTGTTGCTGTGATTCAATCTCTTTTCTTATCAATCCCCTTATCCACATGCTTATATTTCCTTCTGGGGAGAGTGCCTTTGCTACTGTGAATGTTTCCTCGTCGATGCGGATATCTATGTGTTTGCTTTTCATCATCTTTCCCTCCTGTACATATCAATAATATCCTGTTGGTGCCATCCTGCGTTAGTTTCTAGACTGTTTTCGTATTCCTCAATATCAAATTCTGGTTCACAGTTGCATCCTTCGCTGAGTTTTTCGCCGCAATATGCACAAAATTGTTTTTTAGCCATTTTCTCATACCTCCATACCTATATTAGCTTTCGCCGACGTTCTCACGTTTCGGGGAGTCGCCAACTCCCCATCATCAGGACGAATTATAGCTCTACATCATAATCATCGTCGCCTATATTATCTAGTACTCTATTGATGCTTTCTATATACTTAGATGTAAGATCTCCTAATTCTGTAGGTGATATACCATCTTCGTCGTTGGGGTCATTATAAGAGTCAATCCTAATTTGATTAAGCAGTTTCTTGATGTATTTTACTTTTTTTTCTGTGATTGTCATAATTTTCATCCACCTTTTTATTTTTAGTAGGCAAGTTTTTTATTTCCTTACCCCTTAATTTTATTGTAGCATACAACGAACGACAATGTCAAGACAAAATCGAAAAATAATTAAAAAATTTTTGAAAGTATCGCAAACTTGACTTATATCAAGAGTTTCGATACAATTAAGAGTAAGATATTTTTGAAAAGTATAAGAGAAAATTCTAACGTTAGGTCTCACGTTATATAACGGCGTGAGAAAAAATTAGAATCACGTTAGTCTCACAAAAACAAAAAAATCACACAAAAAATGTGTATGACAGTGCAAAAAAAATTGAAAAATTCTAACGTTAGAATGGAAAAAATAAAAAAAACGAAAATCTTAAAAGTATTGATAATAGAGCAATAAAGACAAAATGACAATAAGAAAATTCTAACGTGAGAACTAACGTTAGTCTAACGCAATCTAACGCTCTAGAATAAGAATAAGAATAAGATATAGATCTATATAAAAGAAAATATATAAAAGAAAAAAATTAAAAATAAAAAATGGGTGGTGATAGTATGCAAAAAATACAAAACAAACAGACTATCGACAAAACAAAGAGGCAAGCACTGGAAAAACGACTCTTTGAACACCGCAAGAATAAGTCTACTATTAAGCTTCTTGAAGCGAAATTACAGCAATTAGACCTACAGTTATATTATGACCGTCAAAGGTCGGGAGAAACGAAAGAAGAGTGTTTAGAGGGCATGTCAATCAAAGCACATGTTGTCACTGGGATGCCTTTTTCTGAAACGAATAAGTTCAGTTCGATTGTCGAAAACGTCGCACTTAGCGAGAAAAGGGAAGAGACAATCAACAAGTTTGACAAAGACATTATATTGCAAGAGGTTAACAGCATTATAAATGTTTTGGTCGGCTTGAAAAGACGTGTTGAGGAAATAGACAATTTGCTAGAATGTCTAGGAGACAAGCACAGGTTTATTATTGAGAAGTATTATATTGCTAAGATTGAGAATAATTATGAGGTTGCAATAATATTTAGCCGAGAATTTCAGAAGCCTATTAGTTATATAAGCGTTAAGAGGTTGAAACATGAGGCATTACAAGAACTTTTATTATGTATTGTGTGATATATTTTTTTATTTGATACGATTTTGATACGAATTTGATACGTTTTTTGTCTAGAAATCGAAAAAGCCTTATGTTACGATATACTTGACAGTAGTTTACATGATATAGATACAGACACAGACTTACATAAATGGACTCCTCGGAAAAGCTGCCTCTTGTGGTGGCTTTTCTATTTTTTATTTTTATTTTAGAAAGGTGGTGAGAGTATGGCGAGACCTACAAAATATGACAGTAAGTATGCAGAACAGACCTATAAATTATGTTTACTTGGTGCTACAGATGCCGATTTAGCTAATTTTTTTGAGGTTAATGAGGACACGATAAACAGATGGAAAGTGGATCATCCAGAGTTTTACGAGTCCATAAAAAAGGGCAAAGAGGTTGCAGATGCTGAGATTGCGAGTAAATTATATCATCGTGCAAAGGGTTATGATTGCCCAGAGACTGTTATAGCAACACATCAAGGTCAAATAACTGATACTCTAGAGGTCACGAAACATTATCCACCGGACACAACAGCAGCTATTTTCTGGCTGAAAAATAGACGCAAGAAAGATTGGAGAGACAAAACCGAAACGGAGCTATCTGGAGAAATAAAGCTTCCAAATATTACCATCACAAAATAACACATCAAAAATATGCAAAATATTCACAAAAAATACAAAATAAATAAACATAATAAAAATTCAAAAAGTAAAATCAGCCAATAGTAATGGTTTGACTATACGATTATACAAAATTAGATTTTTGTATAATGGACTATCAAGAAAAAGGTGGTAGTGTGCAGCAGCAAGAATCTGATAATAAAATAATCAAAGTAACACCTATATATCATGATTTTGTGCTTAATAGTGATTATGATGTAGTTGTACAGTTAGGAGGAAGGTTTTCTGGTAAGTCACATAACGAACAAATAAGACTAGTTGCAAATCTTATACAAAAAAAAGATTACAAATTGTTGATAATAGAAGATTTGGAGTCAGGAATAAGCGAGGGGTTCCACGCCGGACTATATGCGAGAATAAGAGACTTCCAACATGATACGGCATATACTCCTGAGACAAAAGTCCCACACATCAAAAACATTCTCAATGGTAATACTGTTATCTTTCGAGGGTATACGAGCGAGCAACAAAAGCTTAATGTGAAGAAACTCAATGGTATATCAGAAATATTAGTTGAAGAAGCCGAATGGATGACATACGATGACTTAATGTCTTTATTCCAACAGCTAAGAGGGAAAAACAAAGAAGATAGAAAATTGACTCTTTTGCTTAATCCAGTTAATCCGGATTGTTTCGTCAATCAATATTTAATTGAATCCACACCGGATAGAGTCTTGAAATATTTCGACGGGACAAACAGGCCAAAAGTTTTTGAAAAAAATATATCAACTACATTTGAGTTGGATGGTGAGGAGATAACAAAAACGTTAAGAGTACTTATCGTCATAACAACTCACTTTGATAACAATTATCTAACCCTAGAACAAAGAGCATCCATAGAACAATACAAAGAGACAGACCCCGACAAATATCTACAACTTGGAGAAGCTAGATTTATCAGAAGTTCCGGTTGTTATTTCCAAGAGTTCAAGAGAGACACACACGTTATAAACCCATTTCCCATACCGGAACACTGGAAACGATATAGGACTATTGATTATGGGCTTGATATGCTGGCTTGTTACTGGATAGCTACTGACATAAATAATAAGGCGTATGTGTACAAAGAATTGTATATGCCTAATCTTATTATATCAGAGGCAGCAAAAAAAATTAAGGAAATGACAACTGAGGATAAGATATATTGCACATATGCACCACCCGACCTGTGGAACCGCAGGCAGGAAACGGGCAAAAGTGCAGCTGAAATATTTGCTGAGAATGGTGTACATTTATCTAAAGCTGACAATGACAGGGTTCAAGGTTGGTATAATTTGAAAGAATGGTTGAAGCCTTACAGTGACGAGCAAGAGATAATAACAGCAAGCATGGTTATGACGAATAATTGTGAAAATCTTATAAGATGCTTGTCTCAAATACAGAAGGACGAAAAAGATGCGAATGATGTAGCAACACAGCCACACGAACTTACACATGCACCGGATTCGATTAGGTATTTCGTCGCAGGAAGACCATCGCCAACAAGAATACAGCCACAAGGACAGCATAAGAAGCTATCAGAACAAATCGGAATCAAGAAACCGACCAACAAAGGTATAACCATATAACTATACAAGTATCGAGAGGTGCAGCAGGAAATGTCTAAAATAAAGGATTTTGTCAAAAGGGCATTTACAAAAAATCCTACCAAAACATTGATAGAAGATAAAATGCTCTATGAATATGACGTGAAAGAGAACAGAGAGAAGACTATTAATTATTTATACAACTACGCCAAGATGAAAAGAGCTGCGCAGGAAACGAAGTGGAAACTGTATGATGACTACTACAATAACATACATACCACACAGATAGAGGTATACCAAAAATGCTTAGATAGCAACATACCATGGCTTCCTGCAATTGTACCTGACCCATATATTCATGTTGAGTCTCAAATCAATCCAGACATACCGACATTTGAGTTTAACGGGCGTGACTATGGCATGGACAGCGAAAAAGCAAAGCAACGGCAGTATGTTACACAGTTTATACTTGATAATTGTCATATAGAGACCATGAATACTGAAAACGAAAGAGAGCTAGGAAAGCTTGGTAACGCATTTTGGAAAGTTTGTTACAATCCGAATATAGAAAAGCCTGGTGGAATATTTGGAGAAATAGAAATATTTAATCCTAAGTGTGAGGAGATATTCTCAGACCCCACAGCAACCGATTTAGACGATTGTGAGTATATTGACTATGTTTATTCAGTCCATAAGTTAAGAGCAAATAGAATGTTCAGAAATGAACTTAAAGAACTAGATAGAACAATCAACTCATACGGCATGAACACTGGTTATCTTGACAGTAATATACTTGACAGCACAAGACACGACACCGCAGATGATACAGTAATGATTATAGAACATTGGTTCCGTCAGCCATATGCCGGAAAAGATACAATCAAAATATATATCAATGAACCGGAAACAGGAAAACCGAGTATTGAAGAATATCCAGTAGAGTGGGAATCAGGTGATATAGCTTGTAGTATTATGATTAACTACAAGGAAATCAAGTATATACCTAAATTCTGGTTGAAAACTGGGAAGCAAAATAAAATGTACCCATTTGTAAAATATTGTAAAGTCCCTAATGTCAAACAATTCTGGGATAGGTCAGATTTGGAAATGATAAAAGACTTGGTAGATGCCACTGATAGAGAGTTGGCAATGGCATTATTGAACGATACATTTATGGGTAACGACATTATTGTTTGCGAGGAAAACGCCTTTGCAGACGATAACGTTCCGAGGAATGAGCCAGGTTCCATCTGGAAGATGAAAGACGGTAAGATGGGTTCCGTTACAAGGTTACAAGGATTACAAGGCAATATGGGAGCATGGGACACAATTGAAAAGCTTAGGGGATTGATACAGGAAACCGTTGGTAATTTTGATACGGCAATGGGAAAAGAGCCTATACGAGTGACAACAGCCTCTGGAATCGCTCAGTTAAACGAAAAAGCCGATTTCAGAAAGAATATCAAAAAAGCAGACAGGACGGCAGGCTTTGAAAGATTGTTCAGGCTATTGGATTACATGTCACTTGAATTTTATGACGATAATAGAATTATATATCTTGGAGCGAAAGAAGAAGGTAAAGAACCTATTGTATTTCAATATAACTCTGACAATATGTTTGAAACTGATAATGTCACTGGAAAACAGTATATACCAGATGTTGACGTTGTTGTTACGGCATCAGACCCATTGTCAAAAAGTAAATCCTTCACTCTTGCATCTACTGAAAACTTGTTTAGTAAGGAAATCACTATAAATAACTATAAACTTGTTGAAGCTATGGTTGATATTATGAATTTACCAAACAGGAAAGATATTAAACAAGTTTTGACAGATACATTTGAGCCACAGTTAAAGTTACAGAATATGAAGATAATGGCAGAAATACAAGCAATGCAACAGCCTAACGTTGGCATAAGTGCTAATGTATCACCAGGACAGGAAGAAAATAATTATGATGATATTGTTTCTGGATTATCGCCTGAAGAGCAACAAGAGATTATGAATAATCCTGATATATTGATTAATGCGTTGGAAGGAGGATAAGAATAATGGCTACAATAAAAGGCAAGAAAAGAGCATGTTCTTTAAAACAAGATAAAGATGGTTATTACGTTGCTACTCATAGAGCAAGAAGCAAAAGTTATAAATCACCCGATAAGATACCTGAAAAAGCTATAAAGTTTGTAGAAAGCACTGGTTAATAAAATTAAAGGAGTGGTTGCAATGGCTAAGAAATCAAAAGCATTGAAATTAAAGGCTTTGATAATGGATGACAAACCTAAGACTAAAAATAAAAAGCAATTGCCGTGGTCAAGTCAAAATAAAACTAAAAAATAAAATATAAAGGTTGGTAATTATGGTGGAAAAATTAAACACAATTCAAAAAAGAGAAAAATTAAACACAGTATTTGCAGAAGGAGAAAGAGGTAATGGAAACGCATATCATGAATATAATATTTCTTTAGATAGTGAGGTATCTGATAATGTGACGACTGGAAGTATAGTCATCAAGTTTCAAAATGGAGCTCGCAAATATATAGACTCCATTCATGGTGTAATAGATAGCGACCTTCTTGAAATAGTTCGTCATAGATTACAATGTTTTCAGCAAGGTGACTTTTCAACTAGAGAAAACGCTATTGCATTAACTCACATCGAAGAAGCTCTTTTGTGGATGAACAAAAAAGTTGAAGATAGAATTGAAAGAAATGTTTAAGTAAAAAAATAATATATCAGACCGTCCCTTAACGCTAAAGGTGCGGTTTTTGTTGTATAAGCGGAATTTAATAGTCACGCAGACTTAAAAAGCGGTGGGGATATGGAAGATATAGATAACATGCAAGGTCAAGATGTTCAAGATGCACAAGAAAAGACATTCACACAAGCGGACGTTGATAGAATAGTTGGTGAACGCTTGCACCGAGAAAAAAAACAACATGAAGCGGAACTAAAGGAATATCAAGAGACTCTCAATGAGTTGGAAGATTTCGGGTTTACGGGTACTGCTAAGGAAAAAAGAGAGGCAATAAAAGTTTATAAAAACGAATTAAGCAAAGCACAAGAGCTTGAAAACTTGCAACATGAAGCGGCACAGACAGGCACGTCACCTGAGTTATTGGCGGAAATAAGAGAATTAAAAAAAGAATTGTCGGATATAAAGGCTGAACGACAAGCCAAAGAAAAGCAGATGAAGGAAGAAGTAAATAAAAATATGGAATGGGAGCGTCAGGTTAAAGATTTTGAGGAAACATATCCAGATGTTGAGTTGAAGGAACTGAATGAGAATACAAAGTTTATTAAGTTTATCAAAGGTAAATCAGGTACTTTGAAAGATTTGTATGACGATTTTGTTGATTTTATAGGTGATGCCGAAAAATCCACAATAATCAAAATGAAATCTAAAGAAGCTAGAGGGACATCCTCTGGTAAAAGTTCTGGTACTTCTGATGGTGGAACTTATGGACTTAATTCAGAACAACTTAAGACGCTTGAAGATTGGAATAGAAGGAATCCTCAAATGAAAATGACTCCCAAAGAATTTTCAAATTACTACACAAAATAACGGTAATGAAAGGATGGTAAATAATTATGAAACCTATTTATGATAAGAGCGGTTCACAGGTAACAAGTATCGGTGAATACGATATAGCAACAGCAACAAATATTCCTATTGGAACATGTGTTCAATTGGTAGCTGGAAAGGTTATTGCAGCATCAGCAGGTTTAACAACTGCAATTTTAGGAGCAGCAGCAGAAACACACACAGGAGCGGCAGATGCCTTTAATTCTAGAAATAACGGATTAAAAATAAAGGTATATGATTCACCTACTCAAGTTTTTGAAACAACTGCACCACAAATCACCGCTACAAGCGGAACAACAACTTCAATTGTCGCTACTGGAATAGCTTCATACTCCAATGACGATTTTAATGGTGGATATGCAAAGTTAATTTCAAAAGTTGCAGCTTCAACTAATACTGATCCAGTGGGAACAGTTTATGAAATCACTGACTTCACAGGAAGTTCAACTAAGTCATTCACAATTCCAACAGCAGGTGGAGCAGTTACCGCAGGAGATGTATTCGCTATATTCCCTCCTGTTGGATTTGCTCTTGGTAATCTTGATTCTACATTTACAAAATATGATTTGACTGCAACTGCATCACTTTGTATTAAAACAGTAGGCAGAGACATTGACAGAAATAAGGTTCTTGTTGAAGCTACATTACATTCAAACGGCAACAAAGCTTCTTAATAGCAACATAGCAACATAGCAACATAAAACAATTAACTAACAGACAGCTTTTAGGCTGTTTTTTTATTACCAAAAATAACGAAAGGATGGTAAATAATTATGTCTATTTCAAATGTAAATACGGCTTGGAAACAAGACCTATACCCACTAATCAATAAATCATTTGAATTTAATTATGCAAATAGAATGAATAAACTCCTTGAAATCGTATCAGAGGAAGATATTAACTCTGTAGATTACAGAATGGCAGGAATGGGCGGTTATGGTGAGTTGACCTCTTATGATGGCTCTAACTTAAAGGGAATGAATCAGAAAAGAGGATTTATCACAATCGTTACTCCGCAGGAATATGCAGGAAGTATTGATATTCAATACAAATATGCAAAAATTGACAAGTCGGGAGAAGCTAAGAAAGTAGGAACAAGAGCGGCTTACTCTGCACAAATGACTGTATACCTTGCTTTGTTAAGAATGTTCAGTAGAGCATATAACAGTAATTACACTGGTGGAGACGGCAAGGCATGGGCGGCAACAGACCATCCAAACGCTTCAAAGTCTGACCTTAACGGTGCAAGTGTTGTTGATGCTGATAGTGGTACATATTCAAACTTGATTACAACTGCTTTAAGTGTATCGGCTATTAATACGGCTCAAAGTGCGGCTAATAGGTTTGTTACTCCTGATGGATTGCCTTTCATGTGCGATTTTTGGGATAATGGATTGCTTTTAGTTGCTCCTGAACTTGAAGCGAAAGCAATTGAAATTTGTGGTAAAGATGCTAAGTTATCTCCTGAAAAATTACCTGAGAGTGCAGAAAATGGAGCTAATCCGCTTTATGGCATGAAATACATGGTAATCGGTGGAGGTTCAGAAGGGTTTACTTCTAAGCAATGGGCAATATCAGATAGAATGTTGCTAAAAGAAGCCGCAAAGATTGTATACATCACTAGACCAACAGTTAAAGAAACTGACCTTGACAATCCTTTAATAGCTAGGTATGTGAGCTATATAGATTTTTCAACTGCTTGGGCTGAAAGCCGTTGTATAATCTTTTCAAATCCTGCTTAATATGATATAATATTTTAGTGAGATAGCGATTGCAACGCAAACGGTGGTTTCCGAGCCACCTTCTCACTTTAATAAATCGGAAAATAATAAGCCTATCGGAGGGTATTTTTTATGTTTAAAATTTGTACTAAGTGTAAACAGAAATTGCCAGTTGAAATGTTTTTTAAAAAAACCAAATCGAAAGATGGACTAAATCCTTCCTGTAAAATTTGTGAAAGTATTAAGCGTAAAGACTATTATTATAAAAATCATGAAATAAACAAACAAAAATCGAGAGATTACATGATTCTTAATAATGAAAAAGTCAACGAAAAAAAGAGAGAATACTATCATAAAAACAAAGAAGAATTAAAAGTTAAGTCGAAAGAATATAGACATAGAAATAAAGAATCAATTATAAAAAAGAATAAAATTGCGTATCAAAATAATAAAGAAAATATTTTAAAAAAAGTATCAGAGTGGCAATATAAAAATAAAGAATTGGTTGATTCTTATAAAAAAAAGAATTACGAACAAAACAAAGAGAAATACATAAAAGATTCACTTCAAAGATATCACACAGAAGAAGGTAAACTTAGTCATCAAAAAAGATATAAAAAATATCTTCAGAGTGAAAAAGGAAAATTGCACGAAAAACTAAAAAGAAGAAAACGTGATTCTTTAAAGAAAAATCTTATAAGTGATTTCAGTAAAAATGATTGGTTATCGTGTTTAGAAGATTTTGATAATTTATGTTGCTATTGTGGTAAAAATAATAAATTAGCACAAGAACATTTTATACCAATCAGTAATAATGGTAACTATTCTAAAGATAATATCATACCTTGTTGTAAATCTTGCAATAGTAGTAAAGGTAACAGAGATTTTTTTGAATGGTACAAAGTTCAAAAGTTTTACAGTAAAGAACGTGAACAAAAAATAATCGAATATCTAAACAACCAAAAAGACGCATCCTCAATATGAGGGTGTTTTAATTTTATAAGAAAGTGAGGTAAATCACATGGGAGCAATAACAACAGGTGCCGTAAGTGTTGGAACTTATTATCCGAATGGTTTAAGAACAAGTGTTTTGTATTCAGATGGCGTTACTCAATTAGGGACAACAACTACTGCCGCTCTTGCTTTAGGAGGTGGAACTTCTGCTTCTCCTTTAACAACATCAACTGCCGATAAAAACTTTGTAGGCATGTATAGTAAAAGCACAGCAACAAGCGGAGATAGTAGAGGAGCATATTTTAAACACGTACTTGGTGGAACTATCGCATCAACTGGATATGGTGATGCAGTTAGGGCGTTGTGTAGTGTAACCGGGACAGGATATTCTTATGCGTCTGGTATACATGCAACAATGAGTTTGGCGGCTAGTGCGACAATAACAGGTTCGGGAGCAGGTGCCAGATGTACTTTAGAGGCGGCGGCTGATACTAGAACATTACCCGGCAATATAGCGGCTTTGCAAATAGATTCAAACATTGCAACTGGGAATACAGTTCCTGCAACTGCCGCATTAATAAGACTTGATAAGGCTGGTGCTGTAGATGTTACTACATTTCTACATATAGCAGACGACCAGTGTTTAAAAGGTAGTGGAGCAAGCGGATCCGCTAGTGATGCATTAAAAGTTATTATGCCGGATGGTACAACTGTTAGATATATAAACTTATTAGCAGCTAGTTAATGGAGGTTATGAGATTATATGATGGAATCTATACAAAGACGCAAAAATGATTTAATAGCTGGGTTGGCTGAATTATACATGTCAAAAGAAGATATTGACAAAAAAATTGAGGCTCAGAAAGTGGCTATTAATGAATTGAATGAAATTTTAGACAAAATTAGTAATGTAAAATAAAATGGGGGCGTTTGCTCCCTTTTTTATTTAAGGAGGCGTAACAATGAATAATAGAGACTTAATTGAAGCTTATTTGGGTAATAATGGAGCGGAATGGATTAGTGATACTGCCGCTCATACTGCACCTGATGGGATGGTATTTACATCATTTCAAGTTGTGACAAATGCGACTTTATCAGCATATACAGCAGAGACAGGGGCAACAATAACAGGAAATACATTTACCGGGGTTGCTATTCCTGCCGGAACTAGAATTTATGGAAGATTTAGGAGTCTTACTCTTACAAGTGGTTCAATCCTTGCATATAAAGGAATTTAAGGTGGTGATATCGTGAATATTTCACAGGTCAAGGATAAGGTTATAAAGCTTATAAATTATTATAGTGTTTCTGGGGCTGTTGTAACTTCTTCTGACCCGAGTTATCAGGATTACATGTTAAGAATCCCTATCTTGATTGATTCATGTCAAAAGGAGATTGCGACTACAGCCAAAAGCATAAGGAAATCATATAACATTAGCCAAAACCCTATATTATCTCAGTTTAACGATGTTAACTATAATTTTAATATATCCCAACACTTGAATGATGATGTTATATATTCCGCTACTGGAAGTAAGGCATACACATTTAAGGTTGATAATCCGGCAACTGTTTACATTGAAGAATCCTCAGATGATGGAGAAAACTGGACTATATTAGAGACAAAAACACATACAACACCAAAAGGATATTTTACAGAGTATAAGAACCTTATAACTTTATCAGACGATTCTAATTTGGCGAGGATTAGATTTAGCGGTAATTATGTTTATAATTTTCGTGATGTAGCACTATTTGATGTTGGGTTTGCTGATGATGCCGACATTCCCCAATATAAAGCATATGTTGAATATACAATGCCAACTGATTTTTATAAACTATCAGGGATAACAACAAAAGGGCTTCATCTTGAAGGTAAATCATATCAGGCTACAACGGACTATTATTGGAGTAAATCCAATGTTTTGGCTGTAAATTATTATAAGACTTGTGAATTTGACATAGATTACTGTGCATATCCTACAACTATTAATGATAGTACTTCTGATAGTTTCGAACTTGAAATTGATATTGAAGCACAAGAAGCTATTCCATATTATGTGGCATCTCATTTAATGATGGATGAGAACGGCAATATAAATAATAAACTATTCGCAATGTATCAGGGCAAAATTGCAAATCTGAAAGATGAAGTACCTTTCGGATCTACTAATGTTGTAAATTCTCTATTTGTAAATAATCAAATGAATATTAATTCTTTAAGAAAATATATGACTGTGGGGTGATAAAATGACACTTCCGTATACTTCCGTTGATAATATAAACTCTGATGTTACATTGGCGACTAGTAAACCTAAAATAAAAGATAATTTTGACGATTTATTGGCAAATGATGTTGATGTTGAAGGCAGAGTTGTTGTTTTAGAGGGTTTAATTCCTGTGAGTTCTTCAAAGATGAAGTTTACTGCCGAAGGTGGATTAGCGATAAAACTAACTAATAAAACAGGAGTAGCAAGCGTTAAAGGTAGTGTTGTTTCATGTTCTACTGGAACCGACAACTCTTTTATATTACAAGCTAATGAATATGATTCTATAGGCGTTGTTTACGAAAACAGTATTGCAGATGCTTCTGAATGTTGGGTTGTTATTGCAGGAATAGCCGAAGTTTTATTAAAAAATTCGACAGCATCAACAAGAGGAGATATTGCTTTTGCGGCTGATACGGACGGAAGATTTATTTCGACTTCGCCAAGTGGAAGTCCTCCAGTGGCTACAGATACACATTTTAAAGAAATAGGTCATGTTTTAGAATCTAAGAGCTCAGGCACTAACGTTTTGTGCAAATGCATACTACATTTTAATTAAAGGG